ATGGCCTGCAAGCAGGCGGCGCGTACATTGGTGCAGGTCGCGCGTTGTGAGGTGAGGAGGTAGTCATGCAGAACCTTGGTTTGATCCTGCTGGTGTTCGCGTTCGTGCTGGCCTGCGTTGCCATGCGTATTCCGGCAGCAGGCCCGTGGGGTCTGCTGCCGATGGCGATTGCGTTCTGGATCGCGTCGGAGTTGATCGGCGGCCTTGGCCGGGTCACCGGCCTTCACTGACCCCGGATCGCGGCCAGCGCGGCCTTGCCGGTCAGCGGCATCTTGCGCGTCTCACCCGACTGCTTGGCCTTCATCTTGGCGATGCGGCCTTTCGCCTTCAGCCGCCTTGTCTCGGCCTGCTCTTGCCGGATCGCTTCGGCGACCGGCGAGGGTTCGCTGCGGCGAAGGAACGCGGGGATTTCCTCGTCGGCCACTTGGGCACCCGTCTTCGGCACAGCTACAGGCGGGGCTGGCGCTGGCTTGGTGAGGCCAATTCCATCGCCCTGATTGGGGAACGGGACCGGCGCGCGTGGAGCCGGTGGTAACGACGGCACACCTGCCTGCCGTCCCCGCTGCTCGACCCGCTTGCGCTGTTTCTCCAGCTTGTCGAGTGTCGTCATCGCCCGCTTGAGCCGCGTCTTCCAGCGCGAGATCGAGTAGTCGATGTGTTCCAGTGTCATCGTTTTCTTGGCCATGCTATAGTCCTCTGATTGCTGAAAACAGTTCATTGCTTTGGTAGTCATCCCCCGCACCCCTCACCGGGTGCGGGGGATTTTTGCATTTTAGCACAGTCGATTTTTGCACTCGGCGAAGTCGCGTGATCAGACAGTGTGAAGCCGCAGTGATCTGCGCGAAACCGCCGCTGAAAATAATTTTTTTTGTGGAATTGCCGCAGTTGACGCTGCGCAAATCGCGACATCACATTGCAGAAGTGCCTTGTTTTACTGCTGCCGCTTCACGCACTTCCATGCGTCGATCAGTTTGGTGAGTGTTGGGTTGCCCCTGAAGTCGCGCCGCTCAAGTTTGGTCGGTTTGCGCAACCCGCCATCGGCATCGCCGTCGAATACGCATACCTCGCCACACTCGATACACAGCGTGACGTCGCCGTCGCCGGGGAAGACAGCGTCAGCCCCGACGCCGCTGACTGCATCGTGGTGTAAACCACAGAACGGGCAGATGGTGTTCATGTCTTCGCTCACAGCCACGTCTCCACGATCACAGGATCGTCGTCGGGGCTGCGTGTCAGGCAGTGCAAACCGCAGAGCCGGAAGGCTTTCCGCAGACGTGGCAGCGTGCCCTTGATGACGGTGGTGGTCGGCTTGTCGTACTCGAACCGGCGCGCGACATAGCTGTCGGGGAAATCCGCCGGGTGGTCGTAGATCGCCCAGATGTTGAGAACGGCCTTTCTCTGCGCGGCGGCCTGCGCCTTCAGGATGATCTCGATCACGGCAACTCCACGGGAGGCGCGCGGCGTATTTCCATGCGAACGTCGAACGTCGCGCGGTCGAGCGCCACATCCGGCTCCATCCCGCGCTCCCGGTAGTCCTTGGCGTAGTCGTTCAGCTTGACCATCCAGCCATCGATGTAGGCTTCGATTTTCTTGCGTCGTTCGCTGTCGCTCATGGCTTCGGCTCCTTTGGCAGTCCGAAAAATTTCTCGAACGTCAGGCCCGGTTCGACCTGCAACAGCCGCACCACGTCGGCCATCGAGGCATCGGGCGTGTCGGCGAACACCTCGAAATGACAGCCGGGGTGCTTGGTGTCGAAGTCTCTCAGGTGCTGCAGCCACGCCTGCGCGAGGGTGTCGGTGACGTGGGCGACGGTGAAGATTTTGGTGGTCATGCGCGGCCTTCCTGCGCTGGCGCATAGAGCGACAGCAGGTTGATGGCGTACTCGCCCGGCTCGAACTCCTCGTTCCAGCCCTTGTCGGGCGGGAACGGCACGCCGAACACCTCGCAGATCACCTTGACCGCCTCGACCGACGGCATCATGCCCTTGCGTTGGCGGCCCTCGACCGAGATCGACAGATGCGTGCAGAGACCTGCGGGCTGTTGCTCGATGGAGAAGGCGGCGCGATAACCACCGGGGAACATCATGTGTGCGGATCGTGGCCGCTCGATGCCGGGCTTGCGGTCCTTCAGCCTCAACAACGGCGTGTCATCGACCACGCCGTGCCTGACGGTGTCGAACAGCACCGGGTGTGCCTTGGCTTCGGCGATGATCTCGGCGGCACGCTTGCGTTCTTCTTCACTGACGATCAGCACGGCCATATCAGTCACCCATCTCCTCGTTGGCGTATTTCAGCAGCGCATTGTGCGCGACGATCAGACGGTGCAGCGGGCCGAGATTGTTCTTGCGCTCCTCGACCGGCGTGCGGTCGATCTCGCGCTGCGCATCGCGCCACTCGCGCACCAGCCGTTCCAGATGCACGCTCATGGCTTTTTCTCCCGCCCGGTCGAGGCGCGAAGCGCCCAGATCATCCAGTCGAATGCCGCACTCCATTGATCGCGAGGCATGGCGCGCATCGCCACCCAGACCTTGTGAGCCTCCGGGCAGTCGGTGCCCTTGCGGAAGCCGGTGTGGACCGTCTCCGAGAGAAAGTCTCCGAGTTCATCGAAGCTGATCGCGTCGAGGTGCTTCAGTTGCTGCCTGACGGTCAGTCTGCTTGGTTGCCCCTTCGGCACCATTGGCTTTCGGTATTTGCCGCCGCTCATTCCAGCACCCGTGGAAACATATAGATCAGGATGTCTGGCCTCGATCATCTTCGCTGCTGTGCAGAACAGCCGGGCCGAAGTCTGGGCGACGATGTGACGCTCGCTCTTGGCCGTCTCGCCGACGCCTGCGGGCAGTGTGATGTGGATGGTCACCGAAGGATGACCGCTCGACATCCCGCCATCGAGCAGCAGCACCTCGATCTCACTCGCTTCTTCAACACGACGAACGTGCGCCAGTGCGCCGTCGCCGTTCAGGTTAACTGACATCGCAATCATGGTCATTCACTCCGCTGGCAGCAGTTTCTTGGCGCGCTCGATCTCGCGGTCGAGGTCGGCCATCTGCCCATCGGCAGCGGCGACCCGGCGCAGGTAGGGCAGACCCTTCTCTATTGCGGCATCGATCTCGGCGCGCGTGGCCTTGCGGCCCTCCGCCCACCAGCTGACCGATGTCGGCTCGCCCAGCGCGAACAGCACGCCACCCTTGGGGTCGCGCATCGGCTTAAAGGTCTTGGTGATCCAGATCAGGTTCGCGCCGGGGTTATGCTGGATCATGATCCCCGGTACCGTCTCGCCAGTCCCCATGGCCGCCTTCTCGTTGCGCTTGGCGTTGGGGCGCGCGAGGAACGGGCAGGCCTTGACCGCGTACTCGGCGCAGTCGGCATGCGCGGGCGGCTCGCTCGACACCCGGTTGATCGAACACATCGGGCCGATGGCGAAGGCCTTGAAGGTGCCGAGCGGCTCGCCGCACAGCCAGCATATTTTCCGGTTGTAGGCCTCGATGATCTTGCGCGGATCGAGGTTGACGAAATCCCACTTGCCGCCAATGAAGCTGACGAACCACGGCACCGGGAAGCCGCGTTCGTTGACGGGCCGCCGCATCATGCGCGGCGGCAGCGGGATGTCCCGGATGGCTGCGTTGAGCATCAGCGCTTCCTTTTTTTCTTGCCCTCCTTAGCCTCCAGCACGTCGCACTGCGTGTCAATCATCCGGCGAAACTCGGTCGTCAGAGATGGGGACAGACCGTGCAGCCGCTCCAGCGACTGCGCCAGCTTGAAGGTGGCGTGGTTGAAGGAGGTGGAGGCCAGCGCCTTGCTGTCGTCAGCGCCGATCAGTTCGTTGACGCTGGTGTGCAGTTCCGCCGCCAGCTGCACCGCCCGCGCCAGCGACACGCGGTTGCTGCCCTTCTCGTACTTCTGTATCTGCTGGAACGAGACGCCCACCGCCTTTGCGAGGGCATCCTGACTGATGCCCTGCTGGGCGCGCAGCATGCGGATGCGGACACCGAACTGCTTGTCGATGTCCTTGACGCCTCTGGTTTTGTGGATGGTCATTTTCCTTTTCCGTTTTTCTTTGCGGCACGCTCGCGCTTCTTGCGCAGATCGGCCTGATGCTCTCTCCAGTCGGCGTATGCCAGCGGGATTTCCTTCTCATAGTCGGGCTTCTTGTAGTCGGTGACGGTGAAGGTCTTGCCCATTGCGCTCGCCATTTTCTGATACGTTAAAAATTGGGGCCGCTTCGTTTGGCCGTCGAACATTCGGGAGACTGTTTGCGGGGAAAGCCCGGCCAAAATTGCGAAGTCTTTTTCCTTCAGATGCTCCTCGCGCCACAGCGTTTTCATGACATCAATCTGGGGATCATGGTCGAGCAGTCGTTGCGAGCGCTTCATCCATCCTCTGATCGCAGCCATCTACTCACACTCCCGGCGCTGTGTCGGCGGCGACGGCACCGTTGCCCTTGGGCTTGATCAACTCATACATGCCGTCGCTGCCCGGCACCTTCTTGATCGTGCCGTCCTCGCGCATCTTGGTGATGGTGGGGCCGACGCCGGTCGGGGCGCGCTTGTCGCCCTCGAACAACTTTTTCATCGCCGCCGACGACATCCGCCCATGCGCGCGGCTCATCGCGCGGCGGATGAACTCGGCGTTGCTGATGTCGTTCTGCTTCTTCTTCGCCTTCGCGGCCTTGACCTTCTTCGCCTTCTT